GCATTGATGTGTTGTTTAGGAATTGTGTTTATATCATCAAATACATGATCTTCTACTAAACAAGGTAAAGATTCTAACTGTCCACCATATCTAAAGAAACCATTTTCTGACATCCAATACGCTGTACCATCGACTTCAACGCACGCGTTCTTACCAATCAATCCACAGTTAGTACCCACCTGTTCAAAGGCAAATGTAAAAGGTGCTCCAACAAATCTCATAATAAATAAAGCTGTATCGGTCCAAACATAGATTGCATTTCTACCTCTTAGTGTGCCCACGATCCGTGATCCATCGGCCAGTCTTTGTGTACCAGCACTATTAGTTGCTGTAGGAACATAATCAGTAATATCTTCTTGAGAAGAAAATCTTATAAACATTTCGTCTTGAGTTGATTTTGTGCCAATTGTTGTTTCTGTTCCAAAAAATATTAAGTGTCTGTCAGGAGTAGATACTAACATATCACGGGACGCTGTTGGTGCACCAGTTGCAATTGTTGCTCTTGTGTTGGTTGCATTAGATGCGTCTGAATCCCATGTAAAACTTTCTCCATTAAATATTGTTGCAACTAAACTATTACCTAAATTGTCCAAGGACCATAATCCTGGATCAGTTACAATATCTCCTGATGCTGCAGCATTCCATGCAAAAAAGTTTGATGCATCTGTAACTGTTGCGCCACTTGAGTGGATTGCTGCTGTTGTACCAGTAGCTCCTCTTGTTAAACCTGATAATGTGCCACCACTGTTACCGGTGTAAGTAATTAGTTCAGAACCAATTTGCACTGTACCTGAAGATGGAAAAGATGTTGAACTTGCCATAGTTAATGATGTAACTGATGCATTTATTCCTGATGAAAGAGTTGATGTAAATTGTCCTTGTTGTACACCACCCCATGATCCAAGACCCCAACCTGTAGATGCAACCTCAACCGCCGGTCCAACCGGATAATAAAGTTGTACTCTAATACCACCAGAAGTGCTTGCACCTGATCCTGATTCGTTAGAAGCCATTGTAATTGTTAAAGTGGTATCAGTTGGTATATCTGTTACCATAAATTTTGTATCGTCAAAATTTCCAGATGTAAAATTAGAATTTGTTATTGATGTAAAATTATCTAGTAAAATTATATCACCTTTGTTTGCATTGTGTGCTGATGCAAAAGTTAAGGTTACAACTGCTGATCCATTAGTTGTAGTAAATGCTGATGTTAAAGTTGTTGTAGCTTTGATCGGATGTATATCATAAAAAATACCACCAGAATAAGCGTACAATATTCTATTAGTTCCAAGAGCTGCAAATTTAATACCACTAGCATTTACAAAATGATGTATTGCTGTATTTCTACCAGTTAAACTTGTAGAACCTAATTGTGCCCAACCTCCAATTTTTTCTGGATAACCATATCTAAATCTAACATTGTCGCCATCAACCCATTGGCCTTCGCCACCGGTTGCTGTAACTTGTTTATTAAACCCTGGTTGAAATTGTACTTTTTGTAACATAGTTTTAAATCCTATGGTTTAGTCGGCCACGTAGCATTTGTACATTTAGCAACGGTGTCTTTACCATCAGGTAAATCTCTTAATGCTTGTCTATAAGTTCGCATATCATCTGATATAGCATTACCTTTTTCAAGCTCTGATAAAATTTCCCAGTCATACGCTTTTAAAAGACCATCTCTTTTAGATCTTAATTCAGCTAATGCTCTAGCAGGAGCAGCATTAGCATAAGCTGTTTCCTCGTTGTCTCTAGCTGTCTCTTCAGCTGCTGTAAATTGTACATTAGTTCCGTTTATATTGTGAAATCTAGGCATAGTTTATTATACTCCATTGTTAATTGTTAAGCAATACCATAAAGGCAAATATCTCCAGCATCTATGTTGCCACTATTCATTTTAAACTGAACAGCATCAATTGCTGCTGTAACGTTACAATATCCAGACACGTAATTATCTATTACTCCTGGTGCTGCATTAGTATAATGATGACTATAATGAGATATAAAGTGTTTCACAAATGTGGTGCTTGCAGGATTAAAAAGGTGCATATAACCTGCACCAGAAGCATCATTACCATTACCTTGTAATTGACCAAGATTTTGAAAATTTGTTGATTGTGCTAAATCTTCGTTTGCTTGATATCCTACTCCAGCATTACTATCATTTTCAAAATGAAATGCTCTAAAAGCAGTTGTAGTTTTAGTAGCGTCATATGCTGTACTACCATCTCTAAATCCAACTGTAAGATAAGCGTCATCAGTTCCTGGATGAATATTTATAAACTCAAATTTGTAAATAGGATATGTGTTATCTAATACAACACTTGAAGCGCCATTTACAAAAGATAAAGTTGCAGAAGTTGAAGCTGTTAAAGTTTTAATGTGCACTAGCGCACCAGGACTATTTGCTCCTGCTGCAGGAGCCGTGGTTAGATTTCTAAGAGATCTATCATTATACTTAACTAATGCCATTATTGTTTATCTCCCACTCCGTATAGTTTAAATGTACCTGCATCTATATTACCTGAATCCATTTTAAATTGAAATCCATCTATTGCAGCTGTTACATTGCAATAACCCGCTATAAAAGCCTCCATTATTCTATCGTTTTGATGAACATATGGCATCCTAGCTATAAAATGTTTAACAAATGTTGTAGATGATGGATTAAATATTTCTATAATTCCATTGGTGCATTGATCATTGTCTGCACCCAGTGCTTCTGAAATATTTAAAAACGCTGTTGCTTGTGCTTGATCTTGATCTGTGTTGTACGCAAGACTTGCTGAACCATCATCTTCTTTGTGTTGTGAAGCAAAATAAATTGTAGTTTTAGTAGCATCATAAGCTGTAGAACCATCTCTAAAACCCATTTGTAAAATTTGATTATCTCCTGAACAGTGAGCTTGAATTATGTGTATTTGATAACTATTGTAAGTAGAATTTATACTACTACTAAATGTAACTGTTGCTGAACTACTAGCTGTCACCGTTGTAAGCAAAGTCAAATTACCATCAGTCAAGGCTGCCGCTGTGGGCAACGCTGTAATTGCTGTTAGTGCTCTGTTGACTGCAGTTCGGATAGCCATAGGTTACTCCTTTGGATTTTCATCTTTTACTGCTTTAATGTGTTTAAACCATTCACCAGTCTTGTCACCTTTATCAGCAACCATGTCGTGGTATAATAAATCTAATTGTTCTTTTAATTCTTTGTATTCGTCTGCTCTTTTATCTAAAACACCATTTAATGTTTCTGCTGTATTACCCGCTGTTTCATAACTAGCTATTTTAGAATCATTAGGTTTAGCAAAATCATAATCCCAAGAAGATATAAAAGCTCCGTTTCCATCTGAAAAATCTGATAATTTAACTTTTGTATCATCCCAAGTTTTAGAGTTAGCTTCTATGTAAAGTTTTGTTTTTGTGTAAAGTGTTGCCATAATTTATTTTCTACTCTATTAATTTAAATCCTTGAAAAAAAGTATTTTCTATTCTTAAATTTTGTGATCCACCTTCAGTATGTCTAACAAACACTTCTATATAATCTGTTTCTGATAAATTAAAAACACCAACTGTTCCCATCATAAGAGTTGTATCTGATTTTACTCCGTAAAATTGTCTTTTAAAATTTTCTACACTTGAACCATTTTTATAAAGCAATATTGCTAATTCTTCTCCATCATCAATACCATTTATACCAGTATTAGCTGCAATAAAATATTTTCCAGCTCCTCCAGTTGGCACTGTAAATCTACTTGAAGCAAAACAAGTGCCTACATCATAAGTTTCACTACCAAATACTAGTTTAACATAAGTTGCATTTGCAATGGCTTGAGTTGCATTAGGGACAGCTAAAAAAGCTGGAGTGTTTTTACCACCTACCAAAGATACGTCTATTCTTTTTAATGTTCCTGCATCACTAATTAGTAACTCATCTGTATCATCTGGTGCACTAGTTAAAGCAGTTGTTCCAGAAATAAGATCTGCTTTAATTTGTGCAGCACCTACAGTATCGTCTGAAGGTACACCGAGATCTAAAGTATCACCCAAAATAGTGATAAAATCAATAGAGTCATCCGTTGTCAATGCCGCTGCAAATATAATCGTACTGCCTGAAATTGTATAAGAAGATATAGGAGCCTGTAATACACCATTTAGTGATACTAAGCAGTGTTGGGCTGATTGTGGGAATATAGCTGTACCTCCAACTAATAAGTTGAATGTAGCAGTTGCTGTTGCAGATATTGCATCGCAAGCTTGAAAGTTCCCGAGTCTAGGTTGAGCGCCAATGTAGGCCATGTTATATTACTCCTTTTAAATTGTTTACCATATTAATTAATTCCGTACAAGGTTATAGTTCCTGCATCTGTGTTGCCAGAACTCATCTTGAATTGAATCTCATCAATAGCATCTGTTTCGTTAATATATCCTGCATGATGCATATCAACAGTAATATCTCCATAGTAATAAGTATTTGTTCTAGCCATGTAATGTTTAACAAAAGTTGTTGATGATGGATTAAATAAATGTATAGAACCTGAAACACCATGATCACTATCTGTTGAAACACTATCTCC